CACAAGCACCACATCCCCGGCCCAGCCTTCCAGGCACTGGTGCAGGCCCAGCTCGCCCACGCCCAGACCCACGCCCAGACCACCGAGTCCACCCGCGCCGCCGAGATCAAGGCCGCCCAGGATGGACTCGTCGCCGAATGGCGTGGCGACTACGAGAACAACCTCGCCACCGTCCGCCACCTCACCAGCCGCTACGCCGAGCGCGCCGGCATCCCGGAGGATTCCCCGCACCTCGCCGCCCTGATGAACAACCCGGACTTCGCCCGGATCGTCCACCAGGTTTCCACCCTCACCGCTGAGGACGGCATCCGTGCCCCCAGCGGCATGGGCGACCTCCGCACCCCTGGCCAGATCGCCAAGGACATCATGGCCGGAAAGGATGCCCAATGGGGTGAGAAATACATGGAAGGCGACCGCGCCGCCATGGAGCACGTCGGCCGCCTGCTTCAGAAAGCCGAGGAGCAGTAATCCATTTTCGTCTGACAGGACGGAAAACAGGGGGACCCGTCGGGCGCTTGCGTCCGGCGGGTTTTTCGTGTCGCCACCTGTTCAATCGCGGGAATCCGCACTTCGCGGGATGCTTCACCCGTCTACCGCCGCAGACAACCCGGACCCCCGGCCCTGCCCAGCTTCCAACCGTCAGGGAACGTCACTCCCGAGGCCTCGCCCCACATGAGTGGACAACCGAGCCGAACCCCAAAATTCGACTCCCAAACCATCTACTCCCGTGTCTGCAAACCTCATCGTTCCAAATCACTTCACGACCCAGTTCGACACGAACTGGCGTATGCTCGTCGGACAGCGCGAAAGCCGCATCCGTAACATGGTCATGCTTGAAACCGGCTGCTCCGGTGAAGCCAAGACCTTCAACCAGGTGGGTGATATCAACTCCATCAACACCACCGGCACCCGCTACCAGAACATTCCGCTCCGGGACCTCCCGACCGCGAAACGCTGGATCCGCCCCAACCAGTATTCCACCCCGACCTCGGAAGACAAGTGGGACGAAAAGGGCCTCCTGCCGACCATCGCCCCGCGTGGCAAGCACACCATGGCCCACGCCCGCACCTTCGGTCGTGACCTCGATGACGTGATCATCGACGCCATCGGCGGCACCGCCTACACCGGAGCCACTGGCGTCACTGCCACCGTGCTCCCCAGCACCCAGAAGATCGCCAAGGACTACGTCCACACCGGCAGCGCCACCGACAGCAACCTGACCGTCCACAAGATCGTCGGCTCGCTCAAGGTCCTCGCCGACAACGACGCCATCGATGACGACGAACTGGACTCCGAGCAGGAACTCTTCGGCCTGATGACCCCCACCATGGAGGCCTATCTCCGCAGCCTGGTCACCAGCGGCAGCAACGTCGGTCTATTCTCGAAGGACTACGCCCCGCCAGTCCTCGACGAGCGTGGCCGCATCAAGCGTTTCCTCGGCATCAACTGGAAGGTCTCCACTCGCCCCGGCCTGAAGGACGCCGACACCACCATCCAATACGCCTACGTCTGGACCAAGTCCGGCGTCCAGGTCGGCATCTGGGAAGACATGAGCACCACCATCGACCGCCTGCCACAGGTAAACAATGCCGTGCTTTTCCTCAGCCAGTATTCCTTCGGAGCCACCCGCCTCGAAGAGAAGAAGGTCGTCCAGATCGCCTGCAAGGTCGCCTGATCCTGAACCCTCCACCCCTCACACACTACCACCATGTCTGATACCAATTCCGACCTGATCGCCGCCAAGGCCGCCGCCAAGCTCAAGCTCGGCGACGGCGTCCTCAACGGCGACGATGCCGGCGGCGTCCTCCTCTACTTTGGACCGGAAGTGACCCTTCCCGCCGGAGTCGCCGCAAACGACACGTTCCAGCTCATCGACCTGCCACCCGGCGCGGTCATCGTGCCGGAGCTGTGCTCGATCGCCGCCAGCGGAGATCCGGGCACCACCCTCACGATCGACGTGGGCGACTCCGCCGACGTGGACCGCTACTGTGACGGCGCGAACCTCGGCGGACTCTCCGCCGCCGGCATCGTGGCCTTCACCGCCCCGGCCCTTCCCGCCGCCGTCATCACGCCCTACCGCTCCAGCGATGTCGTCCGCGTTTACGCCACCGCTGCCACAGCGAACACCGTGACCGCTGCCACCGTCCTGAAGTTCACGATCGTCGCCCGCGTCAAGGGCTGATCACGGGCTGTCTCTGTTTGTGCTGACTGACAAGGGGCCGCCCGTCTCTCCACCGTGAGGGGCGGGCGGTCTTTTTTTAAAACTCTCTCTCCCATGGCCGCCACCGAACTTGAAGTTGCCAACCTCGCGCTCGCCGCCCTCGGCGCGCGACAGATCACCAGCCTCTCCGGCACCGAGCAGGAGGCAAAGGCCTGTGACCAGCAGTTCGACCGCGTCAGGGATTCCCTCCTCCGCTCGCACCCGTGGAATTTCGCCACCAAGCGCGTGGAGCTCGAGGCCGCCACCGATCCGGAAACCGAATGGGATTCCGCCTGGGACCTTCCCGACGACCTCGTCCGCGTCCTGCGCATCGTCGGCATCGGCGAGGATCCGGCCAACCCGGTCAATGACTTCGCCATCGAAGGCCGCACCCTCCTCCTGAATGGCACCGAGGCCCCCACCCTGGTCTACGTCTGCAACAGCGCCGCCGTGACCGCCTGGGACAGCCTCTTCGTGGATGCCATGGTCTACTCCCTGGCCGCCGCGATCGCCAACCGCGTCACCCAGAACCAAGCCCTTGCCGATTCCATGCTCCAGAAGCTGGAAACCCTCGCCCTGCCCAAGGCCGGGAATATCGACGCGAAGGAAACCGCCAGCCGCGAGAACGCCGGCAGCCTCGCCCGGATCCGCCGCTCCTCCCTGGTCCGCGCCCGTTTCCGTGCCGATGGCAAGCCCCCCGTCTACTGAGCCATGCCTCCGCCCTCACACGCCGCCTACCTTTCGCTGAACTCCGGGGAAGTCACGCCCCTGCTCTGGTATCGCACCGACTTCGCCAAGCACGCGAGCTCTTGCGCGGACATGACCAATTTCCTGCCCCTCCCCTTCGGAGGAGCCCGGAAGCGCCCCGGCACGCTCTACCTCAACAGCCTCGGCACCGATCCCGTCCGGCTCCACCCGATGCGGGTGTTTGGCGGTGAGTTCTACCTGCCTCTCGTCCCATCCCCCGGCGGCCCACCGTTCCCTGTGGGCGGAACCCTGTATGCAGAGCCGGAAGACGGCCGCGCCTTCATCCTCGCCTTCAGCGCCACCCAACTGAAGATCTACACGCTGCAAGGCGTGCTCTTCGACACCAAGGCCCTCGTCACCGCCGATCCCTTCAAGCTCCAGTTCTCCCAGGCCAACAACGTCCTTTTCATCACCGGCCCGGACATCCACCCGCGCCGCCTCGTCGGGGACGTGGCCACGGACACCTTTACCCTGGAGGAACTGCCGTGGAAATTTCCGCCTCTCCTTGAGGAAAATGACGTCGAATCCCTCACCGTTGCCGTTTCCCAGACCTACGGAGGACTCACCTGGACCAGTGGCGTGGCCTACACCATCGGGCAAAAGGTAAACGTCGCAGGCGTGGGCGACTACGACGTCATCGCCAACCACACCGCCGCCGCCAACAACAAGCCGGAATCCGGAGCCTTCTGGGCGATCAACTGGCGGGCCTCGATCGACAACGCCACCCCGACCGGCAGCAGCCTCACCCTGACCTTTTCCAGCGCCTACAAGCTGGACGTAGGCCAGATCATCCGCGTGTCAGAAAAGCGCGCCGCCAATGGCTACGAGGTGGAGATCGCCGCCACCTCCGCCAACAACGGGCTATCCTCCGCTCCGATCGTCGTCTGGGGCGAGTGGAACTTCCGCACCTTCGGCACCTGGGAGGGCACCTTCACCCTTCAGCGTTCCACCGACCAGGGCGCGACCTGGACCGACTTCCGATCCTACAAGGCCGAGAAGAACCGCAACGTCGACGTCTCCGATGTGGAAGACTCCCGCGTCCTTCTCCGTGTGAAATGGACCTACGTCGCCGCCGGCACCAGCGACCCCAAGGGCGTGATTTCCAGCGCGGACGCCTTCATGCCCGGCCTCGCCAAGGTCACCGGTGTGACCTCCTCCACCGTCTACACCGCCACCACCCTCTCCCCGATCGAGAAGGGCACCACCCAATACTGGACCCCCGGAGCCTACTCCATCACCAACGGATTCCCCCGCGCCGTCACCCTCCACGAACGCCGCTTGATCCTCGGCGGAACCAGCCGTTACCCGCACTACCTCTGGTTCTCAAAGTCGGACGACCTCCTCAACTTCCGCACCGGCACCGATGCCGACGACGGGATCCTCGAGGTGATGACTGGCGCCGCCACCGAGCCGATCGTCTGGATGCAGTCCATGAAGCGCCTCTTCATCGGCACCGAGGGCGGAGAATGGGTCTTCGGATCGGAAACCAATGACGCCGCCCTGACCCCGGAGAACCTCACCTACCGGCAGTATACCCACTACGGCAGCGCCTACATCCCCAGCATCCCCCACCACGACGCCCTCTTCTTCATCGAGCGCCAAGGCCGCCGCCTCCGGGAACTCGCCTACCAGCTCGACCGGGAATCCTACTCCGCCGCCGACCTCACCCGCCTCGCCGAGCACATCGCCGGCACCGGCATCACGCAGATGGACTGGCAGCAGAACAAGGAGCCCTATCTCTGGGCCATCCGCGAGGATGGCGTGGCCCTGTCGTTCCTCTACCACCGCGACGAGCAGCTTGCCGCCTGGTCAAAGCACACCACCTACAACGGCACCTTCACCTCCATCGCCATCATCCGCAGCACCGAGCGCGACGATGCCGTCTTCTTCGCCGTGAAGCGCGGCAGCACCTACTACCTGGAGAAACTGGCACCGCTCCAGACCGGCCCCACCACCTACCCGCACCATGTCGACTGTGGAGTCGTCGGGGAAATCTCCCCCACCCTGCCAGCCCCATGCCGAGGCCTCACCCTGCCGATCTTCCGGAATGGCACCATCGGCACCGCCGTCTGCCATCCCTCCACCGGGGCCCTGTCCTCGATCAGCGTGGCCACCGGCAGCTTCAGCGACGAGTTTCACGTCGGCCTCCCGATCGAAGCCAACATCACCACCGTCCCGCTCAACGTCAATTCCGACAACGGGCCAACCCACTTCCGCCGGAAGCGAGCCAACGAGATCGTGGTCAACAAGCTGGAAGGCTACCCCTTCACCCTCACCTACGCCGGGCAGGAAGTCACCGCATCCCTGATCGACGGGGAATCCTACGCGCCCACCTACACCGGAGCCACCCTCTACACCCACGAACTCACCCTCCCACAGGGCCACCTCAACGACCTCGCCTTCTCCCTCTCCTCGTCCGACGCCGCCCCCTGCACCCTCCGCGCCATCATCCTCAGATGGGACCTGCATGAGCCATGAGTGAAGCCCTGAAATCACGCGCCGAACTGGAGGAGATCCAGGCAGCCATGGCCGCCGCGCCGCAGGTGAATCTCCCGCTGGTTCACCGATTCACGCCTGGCCTCTACATCCGGGAGTGTTTCATCCCTGCCGGCACCCTGCTGACCACCATGGTGCACCTGACCGAGCACCCCTTCACCATCTCCACCGGCACCGGCCGCGTTTACACCGAGGCCGATGGCGTCACCCACTACGCCGCCCCCTTCACCGGCATCACCAAGCCCGGCACCTCCCGCCTGATCTACGCGGACACGGACACCATCTGGACCACCTATCACCCCACCAACGAGACCGACCTTGAAAAGCTTGTCCCCCTTCTCGTTGCCCGCCCGGAAAACCCGCTGATCCCGCCGGATTTTCTGCCGATCTGCCAACAGCCCCCAAACCTTCTTTCCTGATCCTCCCATGTCCTTCGGATTCAGCGCCACCACCATCGCCTACATTGCAATCGGTGCCACCGTCGCCAGCACCGCCGCCACGGTTTACGCTCAACAACAAGCCGCGCAGGCACAGCAAGACTCGGCAAACTACAACAACATCGTCGCCGCGAACCAAGCGAAGGCCCAGGAGCAGGAAGCCGCGGAACAGGCGAAGCGTGACCGCATCGGCCAGCGTAAGGCCCTCGCCCGCCTCCGGACCCAGCTTGCCGCCAATGGCCGCAGCACCTCCGCCGGCACCCCGCTCGACATCCTCGGCGAATCCGCCGCCAACTTCAACCTCGGCATCCAGGACGCCGCCCGCGTGGCCTCGATCAACGCCCAGAACATCCGCGCCGAGGGCGCGATGGGACTCTGGAAAGCCGACCAAGCCCAGACCGCCGCCAACATCAACAGCGTGGCCGCAGTCGCGGACGGGGTTTCCTCCTACTACAAAACCAAATAATCATGCCCCCCATCCGCATCCCAGACACCCCGGACGTTCCACGCACCAACAGCGCCCCGCCCACCATGGACGGCCGCAGCCCGATCGCCGACTCCATCGGAAACCTCGCCAAGTCCATCGGAGGCATCGCCGACACCTTCGCAGCCAAGGCCGACGACATCAACAAGGTGGATCAAGGTTACAAGAAGCTTGGAGTTCAAAACCAATTTTCGGCAGAACTTCAAAAATTCCGGCAGGAACTTGAAAAAGATCCCGAGCCAGCCTCCCGACTTGAGAAAACCGAGGCGTTTTTAAAATCAAAACGCGACCTTCTCCAGATTGAAGGACTAACCGATTCATCCCGCCAATATCTCAACCTGTGGCTCGAAGACGTTTCCGGAAAAGTTCGGATCGATGCCGGGCGAGACGCCGCTATCCTTACCCGCCAGCGCGCCGATCTTGCCTTCAACAACAAGCTCCAGGCTGCCAAAGAATACGGCGACCGTTCCGCCTACGACGAAGCCAAAAAGATCGGCCGCGATGCTGGTTTGTTTCTTCCAGAAAAAGAGGAATCGATGGATTTGGATTTCGACCGAACTTTGAAATACAAGGA